TCATAGACCCTCAAAACCCTCTCACTTCCTTGGAAAATCAAGGGTTCCAGCGCGAGAGGGTGGCCATTCAAAAGCTGCATTCGAGAGGGTAACCTCTTGAAATGGCACCCACTTCCGCCGTCATCGTTCAAAACAGCCTGAAAAGCCGAGAGGGTCGAGAGGGTCGCGGCTTGATTGGTGGGAATAAAAAGAGGGTCGGGAGGCGGCGGCGAGCCGTCTGCATTCCGCCTCCGGCGATGCTGCCGCACACGCGCAGCGATAGCTATGGTGCGACGTTCGCGGCGTTGCGTTCTTGCCTCACCTCTCACCCCTCGCTCACCCCGCACCCCGCGAGCGCATCATGGCGCTCGCGCTCACTCACCTCTCACCCCTCCGCATCGCGGACCTTCTCGACCAGGAGCCTGCGAGGATTCGACCCTGCGAGATTCTTGAATGCCCACACGCTGCCGTCGCTGGCTTTGAAATGCCGCTCGTGCATCTGCGTCTTGAGCGCCTTGCCAAAGCTCGCGGTGCTCTTGCTCCCCATGAATTCCGCCGCCGCTGCCATCGTCGCCGCATCCACCGTGCCCTGCCCACCGTCCTCGGCCCACAGTGCATCGACATCCTCCGCCGCTGCCTTTTCCACCGACTTCGCCGGTGCTTTGAAGTCCTTGCAAGCCAGCACCGCCTCGATGCTCGTCTCGGGCCACAAATAGCCCGTCACCGCGTCCAGCCCATGCCGTCTCGCGATACCCGCAAATTGCCGCACCAGCACCTCAAAGCGATCACGTGGCTTGCCGTCGCTGTCCTTGGTGTATTCCTCGACCGCGATCTGCGCCAGTCGCGCAAAGTCCCGGCTCTGCTTGTCGCCGATCTCATCATTCCCACTCGCGATCATGCAGTCCCATTGCTGCTTAAAAAGTCCACCCGTGTGCCACACCACCGCCGGTGCGAACCGCGCCCAGCTCTCGAAGCTCCCCAGCAATCGCCCAGGCTTCAGCGGTCGCCCAGACTTGTCCCACTCACGCACCATCGCCCAGCAGGCTGACAGCACCATCTTGCGGTTACCCTCGTTGCGAAAAAAATCATCGTCGATCAGCGTCGCCGTCGCAGGCAGCACACGATCCGTCCCCGTCATCGGGTTCCACAAATCAACCAGCAAACCACGACGCTGCAAGTCGCGACTCAGCGTGATGTTGTTCCCGCTGCCCATCACCGTCGTGCGGTTCACATAGCGGCCCAGTTCCGTGTTGTTGCCCATCTTGCGCAGCTCATGCTCGTCCTCTTGGATAAAGGTATCGAGCAGGGCCGTCTTGATCGGCTTGCCTCCCCAGTCGATGTTATCAAAGTTCACGTAGGGCGAGTGCGTTCGACACACCGTGTCGAGATACTTCGCCAACTCCTCCTCTTTCTCGTCCTCAAGCGTCTTCACCGCTCTGCTGCCATGGATCGCCCAAGTGATGAGCCACGTCAGATTCGTCTTCCCACTCTCTTGAATGTTCGCATTCACAAAAAACGCCGGAGCACGACCCCCAAACAGACCGCGCCCAAACATCGTCACCAGGGCCGCCAACCAGATCGCGAAGTCACGCTCCTTCTGCCGCCACGCGAAATACTGCACCAGGTCGTGCAGCCACATCACCGCGTCCGTCACCTCCATGTTCTCGTCATACATCACCTCGCCCGTCGTCCACGTCTTCGAGTGCGCGTCGTAGCCTTTGCGGCATAGTCGTATCATCGGCAGACCGCGCTCGTCCTGCTCATCGGTAAAGGTCGGCAGGCACACTGGAGCCACATGCTCCACCTCTGGCAGGCTCCGCTTAAAGTCCTCGCTCGCCAAAATGATCGACGCCTGATGAATGCTCAGATCACTCTCCACGAGGATTTCCTTCCCCGTCAGCGCACCCTCCGCATTCGTCTCCTTCTTCGTCCCCGCATGCAGCACCACCTGCCCTCCTTGGCTCGATGGCAGCCAGGTGCAAAACGCCAGCGGCTTCATCACCTGAAACGCTCTTTCGCTCTCACTCCACGTCACCACCTCGCCACCACTGCGGAAGATCAAATCACGCCCACGCAGCACCTCGATCACCCGCAGCACCAGCTTCTGCGGCACCGGTCTCGACTTCTCCTTGCCCACATACAGCGAGAAGGCCAGCCGCGCCGCACCCTCCGGCACCTCCACGCCAGCCGTCCGCGCCAGCGGCTCAAACGCCGCCGCGATCCGTTGCGCTCCATCACTCGCGATCACCATGCTCTGACGGCCTCCTCACCGATGCAGCCACCGTTGATCGTCGCGCTGGGGTTAAAATACAGCAGCCGCTGCTTTTTCGCCCCGTGCTCAAACGGCACAAATCGCCCCTCCTTCATCTTGCCCTCGCGCATCGTGTTCGGCATCCGCATCGCCGCCGTTGGGTTACTGAGGCTTTGAGGGTCGAAGCCTAGCATCGTCATCACATCACGGGCCGCCGTGCGCATCGCACTCCACTCATCATAGTCACGCGCATCCACCCTCACCAGCGCATGCAGACTGCGGCCTGCGCTGCTCGTGATCGCTACAATCGGCAGACGCACTTGCGCGATGGCATTCAGCCACATCGCCTCCGGCGCTTCGTCCGACTCCCACAGCATGAATCGAAACGCCGCCACACTCTGGATCGTCCGACGGCTCAGTCGCGGTGGCGTCGTCCCTTGCACCGCATGCCACTTCCCATCCACCGGCTGAATCATCATCACGCACCCCTCACGGCTGCCACGTGGCCCGTCCTTCACGCGCTGCGCCTTCACTTGCGGGTCTTTACCCAGCGCGAACCACGCGCCCTTGTAGCGCATGTAGTCACCCATGCTGCGCATCGAGGTGAAGCACATCACCAGCTCCTGTGGCGTGTAGATCGCGTCGATGAAATCGCCCGTGTCCACCGTCCACGGGTCCACGCTTGATCTCGCCCGCAGCCACGCATGATCACACGTCCAGTCCGCGCACTGCACCTTTTTCAGGATCTCCGCATCATACAGCAGTTTCTCCTTCTTCTTCGCTGGCACATACACCGGCGCATTCTCGTCGCTTGATCCATCCACCATCCAGCCACGCGGCTTCGAGTGCGAGGCCCGCGCCGCCGATTGGATTTTGTGCAGTAAGTCACGCTCCGTCCAGTGCGGTGCGCAGGCTTGGTTGTATTCCTGCATCAGCATCATCGCATCCACCTCATTGAGTGCGAAGCCATGCACCAGCGCACACGCCACGCCAAACGTCGTCCCATGCCCACCGCTGCCAGCGATGGCAGGCGGACAAGCCGCCACATACTTCCGCGCCCTGCCGATAATGTCCCCTCCAGTCATGCTAGATCGTCTCCCGTCGTTGAATTTTGGTTGTTTTCTCCCTGCCTCAATGACCGCCCGTCAAATCGGCCCCACCCCGATCGCCTTCGCCACCTCGCTGATCACCTTCATCGGCTCGTCGCTCGAGTCGCTCTCCGCGCACAGCAGCAGCATCAGAGCGCAGCGCATCGGGGCGCGTTGCTTCTTGTCGCCGCGCATCCATTCCATCGCCGCCTCGCGGTCGGTGATACCACGCCAGGCTTCCAGTGCTCCGGCATCCACATCCGTCGTCAGATGCGCCAGGAAATCGCGCAGCGGCTCCCACGGCGCACTCGTCATCACCAGCGTTGGGTTCTCCAGCAGCTCGTCATAAATTGCGCCCAGGTTGGTGCGCAGCCATTGCCGCAGTTGCTCCACCTCCTCCATGGCATCAGTCTTGATCGGCATCGTGCTCACCGGCGGCGACAGCACCTCCATCGTGGTCTCCTGCTCGTTATCGGCGTCGTCATCGCTCACCTCGGTCGGCGGCTTCACACTCAGCGCATCGCGCATCATGGACGAGTTCACCAGCCGCACATGCCCCTCCGCATGCAGCGGAGCCGCCACCACATACACCGGCACCCCGATCTCCAGTGCCACCTGTTCCCAGGTGCGGCCTTCGCGATCCTTCGGCATCATCACATCGCCAAACTCAAACTCCGGCTGCGGTTGCCCGCTTTCACCCATCGCAAATTCACGTCGCCCCGCCCACTCCACGAAGTGATAACCCTTCGCCACTTTGTATTTCTTGCGCAGGACGATCTCACGCGCCAGCCACTCCTTCCGCCGCTTCTCTGGCAACACATAATGCGCCTGGATGTAGGCCTTTGCCTGTCCATGCGCCATCGGCTCCCCGGTCTCCAGATCCTTGAGGATCATCTGCGTCGCTGCACGTCGGTCCTTCGCGTCCAGCACCTCCAGCAGCAGCTCTGCCGTGTTCATGCTCAGCCTCCCATCGCTCAGCGCCGCTCTCGCCGCCTGCGGCAGTTGCTCACCCAGTTCGAACCATAGCTGCGCACGCTCGGCAGACACACCCAGACTCGGAGCCAGTTCGTCCGTTCGCATGCCCAGCTTCACACCGTTCTCCACCGCTACGATCTTCTCTTCCGCATCCAGCGGATCATTGTGCCCGTGATCTTCCAGCAGGAAACGATACGCCGCCGCCTCGTCCTCGTAGTGGTGCACCACCTGCGCACACTCCGTCCAGCCCAGCGTGCTCATCGCCTCAAAGCGGCGGTGCCCTTTGAGCAGATAGTCACCATCCACCCGCTCCCACACATGGATCGCGTCTTGCAGACCCTCACGGGCCAGCGACGACACCAGCTCCGGCATGCCACGATAATTCGAGCCGCGTGGGTTCCATTCCCAAAATTTCACACGCTCCAAAGAGCGCACCACCACTTCGTTTTTTGTTTCAGTCATAGATTCGTTGGTTCAGTGTTAGTCTTGGAGTTGCGCCGCGATCCGCAGCAGTTCCTTGGCAGTCATCTCGCAGCCTTGGTGGAAAATGACCGTGCTCTTTCTCGTCAGCACGTAGGGCGTCTCGATCTTCACTGTGTCGCCAGTTTTTACCTGCGACTCCAGCCACTGCCTTTGTTCTGATAGTCCTCGGATGTGGTTCGCTGCAAAAACCTGCCGCGTCTGCGCTGGCGTCATGTGCTGCACATTCACCAACAGTGTGTCCGTTTGCCCATCCCGCAGCACCAGCACCTCAATCGGCTCGATCATCACCCGCTCCTGCTCACTCATTGGCAGACGCTCCAGTTTCCGAGCGGCGGGATACTCTGCTAACAGTAGCTGAGGCGACAACTGGTGCCGGCCGATTTTTTCCAGTTGAGACAGCACATCGAGCGGAATGTCGATGGCGTCAGAAATGCCCGCCAAAGACAGTCCACCCTCCTCCAACGCCTCGACGATAAGTTCTCCGGCCCTGACAAATTCCAAACACCCCGCCGTGAGTGCGTCTTTGATTTCAGCTAACTTGTCCGTCTTTTTTACAATCGTTTTCATGCTGCTATTTCTTCTATTGGTTGTTGTGTTTTCCGTGCCTTGATGCCGTCATTGAGACGGTTCAAAATGTGCTGTTTTTTAAACCACGCCCGCGCGCCCCGTGTGCTGAGCTTCCCTTTTGCCACAGCGCGCTCGATGGTCTTGATTTGCCAATCGCCGCTGCGAAAATGCGGCGTCAGTTGTGCCACAATCGAAGGCCACTCACGACTTACATCGGCCTCCAGTAACTTCTGGTTTTGCAACTTACGAGAGTGATGGTTGATGTTGCGCAGCCTCCATTTCACATATTCATTCTTGTCGGCTAGGCTGCCGAAAACGGTGTAAGATGAGCAGTCGCCAAACTCTTGAATTAATACTCCCAATGCGCCAAGAAGAGGCGGGTGGATGTATCGGTTAAAAGATGCCTGTCTTTGCTTCTGCCACTCTGCATTTTGCGCTTCCCCCTCTTTGTAGGCAACGCTCCACCTTTTATGGTGCCAAAAATCAGGCGGTGGAAACTGACGATAGTATGCCCTGTAGCTTTGTTCGCAGCTTATAATTTGTTCTAGAAACCATCTCCACACACCGTCCGTTGGCTGTCTCCGTTCTTCATGCGTGAAACGATTGATCGAAGTTTGACCAACAAACAATACAAGGTGCCGCTCCCTCCTTTTTAACTGGGTATTAAAGCCAGGCACCCATGTGTGTTTTCTTTCATGGAGATTCTTTGTTAAAAACTCATCGCCGCCATGTGGCGCATATGCACAATCATTGGTCTTAATTAAAATCCGTTCGTTAGGAAAATAATCAAAATTGCAAGCGCTGGCGTCGTCTAGATTCCAAAAAATAGTAATCTGCTCAGCGTATTTCAGCGCAATCCGCAATGCTAAAGATTGGCAGCGTGTTTTCATAATGTAAGCCCCAGCCGTCTTGCCTCCGCCGCCTCGTGCAGCTCATTGAGCACACGTCTCCGTTGCCGCTCATCGAGCCGCGCAAATGCCTGCTTCAGCGGCACCCCTTCATAGGTCTCCGCTGCCTCCTTACTCCCGCCGGTGCGGTTGTGATTCCCGAGTTGGACCGACTCATACACAGCCCGCGCTTCGTCCGATTTTTCAAACCAGAATCGAAACCCTCGCGGCAGCTTGCCCGTGCGCATCATCTCCTCACGCAGCTTGTTCATGGCAGCACACACAGCACTTCGCTTGTTCTCCGCCTTGAGCTGCCACAGCAGGCCGATGCTCTCAAAGCTCGGCAGCACCTCACGCACCACCACGCCGCGATTCAGCGCATAGGCCAGCAGCGTCACGCGGCGTCCTGTCTCCCACGGCGTCCGCGTCCCCAGCATCAGCAGTTCAAACACCGCTTCCGCATCCGACGCTCTCGGCAGTGCCAGCCCACCATTGCACCGCACCGCGATCCGTTGCATCTCCCGCACCATCGCCGCGGTCATGGGTGGACAGGCCACAAAAAAGCGCAGCGCCATGATCCAGACCCGATACCCCATCTCGGTGATGGGTGGCCGACCCGCCACGGCATTGTTCGTCACCACCGCAAACAGCGAGTCCTTCGCCAAAGTTTCCTCGTCATCACGACGCCCTTGATGCAGCGCATCAAAGCTCAATCCGCTGTGGCCGCGCAGCGCAGCGATGTCGTGATGCTCATTGCTCACAGCAGCCACCCCCACTTCGTTTCCAGTTCCTTCACCGCCGCCTTCGCGCTGATTTCACACACCTGGATGCCGTTCACGCAGGCCGTCGCATTGCAGGTCGCCGTCTTGAGCTCACTCAGCAGTTGTCGCTTATCTTCGAGGCTCACCAGACTCGGCTCCATCGCCAGCAGCTTGCCGATGCCGTCGATCACGCCCGCCCACTTCACCAGGCCTGCTTGAAATTCCGCCCGCAGATGCTCCGGGTGCGTCGCAATTTGTTGCGTCAGACTCATCTCGCAGCCCTCCCTTCATCCTTGACCTTCAGCGCCTCCATCACGCGCAACTCTTCCGCCTTGCGTTCCGTCGCCTCGCGCTGCTGCCGCCACACCACACTCTCACAGCCGCCAGCGATAATGCTCAGCACCGTCACCAGCTCCATCGCCTTCGACTCCTCCATCGCCAGGCTCACCGGCTCCGAGTCCGCCTGCAGCAGGATCGCCGCCAGATTGATGCGCCCCGTGCAGAGCACACCCTCCACGCCTTCGACCGTCACTTTGTATTCACCCGGTTTCATGCCGCTTTCTTCCTTTCCAGTTCGTGTTTCACACCCTCAAAGACTTGATCAAAAACCGCCCGCAAATGCGCCAGCCCCACATCCGTCACTCCGGTCAATGCGGTCAATCCGGTCACTCCGCTCTCCGCCTGCGCCGCTTCGATCTCCGCCGCCAGTGCCTCCACACTCATGAAGGCCACGCCATCGTGCCTTTCCGACATCCACGCATGCAGACCATGCAGCGTGATCTTCCTCACCAGCCTCTTCTCGCCCGGCAGCTTCACCACCGGCAAGCCATCGTCCTGGATCATCCGCACCACCTCCTGTGGACGTGACCCGAAGTAACGGGCGATCTCCGCCACCGTGTAAAGCCCCCGGCTCATCTCCGCACCTCCCACACGTTCAAAGGTTCACCCTTGATCGACTTAGCCACCGCATTCTTGCTCGTGTCCCGGTCAATGTATCCCTCCGCCGGCCGCATCACAAAGGCCCGACCGCGATACATCACGATCTTCGCCGCCAGGCCGCCCGCCAGCGCGTCCCGCTTCGCCTTCAGCGCCAGCCTCTGCTCTTCGCGCTGATACTGTCCCGAGCCACGCTGCACCTCAAACGGCCCCGCCAGCATCCGCCAGCCAGGGCACCGCTCTTCCACCGCATGAATCAAATCATTCGCCTCCAGCACCCGCGACTTCTTCCGCTTCCCCAGGTTCTCCACCTTCTCCAGCCACTCACGTCCCTTCGACGTGATCTCATACACCCCCAGCGCCTTATCCAGCACCGCGAACCCATGAGACACCGCCACACCCATCCGCTTGTGCCCCCGCATCACCTTGGCCCCCTTGTAGCCATTCTTCAGCGCCAGTGCCTTCTGCGACAGCTCCCGCAGAATCTGCCGCACCGCCAGCCCACAGCCCGGCAGATAAATCCCCGCCATCCGGCAGAGATCCGTAAAATCTTGAGACTCCTTGCTCATGGCCTCACCTCCTCATTTTTCATCATTGCACCTTCATCCTCTATCCTTTCAATCAGCCCACCCAGGCACCCGATGACCAGGTGCAGACTTGCCTCCGCAGCCGCCAGCTTCGCACCGTAGTCCTCCACACTCAGATCACCCTGCGCCTTGCGCACATCGTCCCGCGCCGAGCATGTCTCCACCACCAGCGCCTCCACAATGCGCCGCAGCTCCACACCTCTCACCTCTGACCTCTCACTTCTCACCGTCAGCATGTCCACCTCAGAAAGCGGAGCGCGGATGCCCTCATCCGCCGCCAAAGGCTCACTCAAACTCTCCAGCGGCCCCACACGCCAGCTCAGCTCCTCACCTCTCACCTCTGCCCTCTCACCTCTCACCGTCTGCTCCTCATCCTCCCAGCCCTTCTCCTCCCCGGTTTTTTCATCCCAAAACCGCGCCGCCTTCTCAATCCGCTGCCGCCGCTCCAGCTCCCGTTGCCTCAGTCCCTCGAACCAGCGCTCATTCTCCTCCACTTTTCGCACCGCCAGCAGGATCAGCACCACCGAAAAAAACAGCACCAGGCCCATCAACGACCCCTCCGCCCAAGGAGCCATCGCGACTAGAGGCTCGTTGCTCGTTGCGAGATTCCAGTATCCAGCATCCAGCATCCAGCATCCAGCCACACAGCTCCACAGCCACGCCACCAGCGCAGCCATCGTCAGCAATGTCAATCCGGTCAACACCGTCCCTCGCCAGTCCCTCCTCACGCGTCTTTTCGGTCCCGCATACTGCATTTCGTATTTCATCATCATGTCCTCAGTTGTTTGTTTGAAAAAATGTCCGGGATGCCTCCCCGGCGATGACCACCCCTCAGCAGGATGATGCTCGTTGCTCGTTGCTAGAGGCTAGATGCCAGCATCCAGCATCCAGTTCCGCAGTCGTTGCAGCCACGGCAGCTTCACCACCACGGCCTCCTGGCCGTCGAAGTGGCTCGCCGTGTGAATCCACCGTCGCGTGATCACCACCTCCGGTGCCCGCCGCGTGATGCTCTCCACCCGCTCCCGCCGCAGCTCCGCCTGCTCCCGCGTCTCCACCTTGCGTGCGCTGACACCCATGCCCGCCTTCAGCTTCAGGGGTAGGATCAGGACTTCATCCTTCATCCTTCCACCTTCATCCTTTCCCCTCACCGGCTGTCTCAGCGTCATCGACGCCACCGACAGCCGCTTCCGCGTCTCAAGCGGCAGCGCCACGCCGCCGCGTTTGCTCCCATTCATCATTCGGCATTCATCCTTCATCATTGTGTCCTTTCGTTTTGGTTGCTTTGTCCTCCGTAGCTCGTCAGAGCGAAGGAGGATTCCCACCCGTCCCCGGCTCCCCACCGGTTCAAAATTCAGCGCTCAAAAAGTGTCCGGGATGCCTCCCCGGCGATGACCCCCGTTTAGTGGAAATGGACTGAGAAGTTTTTGCCTCCTCACCGTGCGGTCACTGCGTCCGTGGCCCTGCGTCTCGACCCCGCCGTCAGCCCGGCAGGCACGGAAATTTGTCACACCGGCACCGCCGCCAGCTTGTGGATGCGTCGGATCAGCGCCTCACCATCCCGCAGCGTCTCCCGCAGCGCCGCCGCATCGCGGCACTCGCCCTTCACGCGGCTGTCCAGCAGCAGCTTCAGCATCAAGTCGCGGGAGGCATCCAGCGTCTTCTGTTCGGTGCTCGTCAGTTTCAGGATCGGCTTGCTCATAAATCGTCAGTCAGGTCAGTGTTGTCACTCAGGTCACTCAGGCCGCCGCAAACACACGCTCACGCACCGTTTTCAGCAGTCCCTCGCGGGCCGTCTTGTAGTCAGCGCGGGCCGCGCCGCTGTGGCTCTTCCAGGCATCCACCACCGTGCGCGGCGTGGCATCGCTCAGCTCCTCACGGGCCGCGTCCACAGACGCGCAGTTCTTCAAGAGGTTCAGCAGTTGGTTCGTTTTCATGCGTGTGTCGTTTTGGGTTGTTGGTTGTCGGTCTCAAAAAAATCAGGCCGCTTGCTTCGCTGGCAGTTGCATCAGCTTTACAGACCCGGTCTGTCTCAGCTCCAACAGCACCCGCACCAGTCCTTGGCGGGCCAGATCGCTCAGGCTCACCCCGGTTCGGTCGCAGCATTCAGTGGCCTCGCCGTCCAACTCGGGCGGCAGCGTGATCGTGATTCGGTTCGGTTTCTTCATCTCGTCAACATTGTTAACAATGATAACGAAACGCGCAAACACTTTTTGATGACAAAGTTAACTTTGTGATGCATTTGTCGCCATGAGCAACAAAAACGCCCGCACCCTCGGCGTCCGGCTGGATGAAAAAACCACCGCCCGCGTCGCCGCCTTCGAAGAAAAAACCCACATCGAAGGCGTCTCCCTTGCCAGGGCTTCCCTGCTCGCCGCGCTCGACTACTTCGACGCCACCGGCACTCTTTCGCTACCCCTGCGCATCACTGAAGCCCATCCACCCCAGCAAGAACCCACCCCACTCCCACCCCTCAAACCCGTCATCTAAACAGCCACCGCCCGCCGCATCCCCAAGCTCGACACCATCCACAACGAAGAATTCAAAGTCCGTAATTAGTCATTCTCCTGTCCCCATTCTCCTGTCGAAATCCCCGTCACCAAAAAGCCGCTCCAACCGAGCGGCTTTTTCATGTCCTCAAAGTCCCACCCCAAACCACGCGTCCCCATCCTCCTTCCGCAGCGGCCTGCGATACCGCTTCCGAATCACACCCTCTGAATTGCCCGCCCACTCCGCCACTTGGCCGCGATTATGCCCCTGTGCCAGGCGATAGGAGATGTAGCTGTGCCGCATGATGTCCTGCGGCCACACGCTCATCATTTTCGCCGTTTTCAGCAGTCGCATGAGATGCGGCTGGTCCGTCGTCCTCACGCAATGCTTAGCCGCACGTTTGCACTTTTTGCCCCAGCGTGCGTCAGCATTGGCACCGCGCAGCATCGCCCGCACATTATCAGGGATCGGCACATAACGCTGCTGCATCGTCTTGAGCGCCACCTGCGGCCCCAGGTCCAAATAGCCGCGCTCCCAGTCCCACATCGCCCAGGTGATGCGGCGCATCTCAAACGGACGCAGCCCCATCCAGCAGCCGATGACAAAATAATTGAGACACTGCGGCTCCTTCGCACGAATCAGCGCCAAAATCTGCCGTGCCAGATCAACGCTGAAAATCTCCGGCACCGGGTCCGCCTCCTTTCGTTTTTTGATCACCTCCGCCGGATGCGGCTCACCTCGCGCACGCATTCCCCACTCGCGACACCGATTCAAAAACGTCTTCCACGACGCCAGTCGATTGTTAAAAAAACGCGCTCCGATCTCCGCGCCATCCTCACGTGGTCGCCCGATCCACGTCGTTAGCATCTCCACGTCGAGGTCACACACCGACACCTCACCATAGCGCATCACAAACGCCTCCAGCTCCTTGCGCAGCCCCGCCAGATGCTCCCACGAAGACCGCGCATGCAGCGCCAAAAAACGCGGCACCGCCACCGCCATCGTTGATCGATCCAGTGCCCCATGCCCCGCCTTTAGCCAAGCGTCCACCGCCCGCGAAACATTCGCCAACCCATCGCATCGCCGCACCGCATCCCGCACCGTCTCCACCACCGAATGCAGCGACCTCGCCCCCGCGATCTCCAGCAACCCTTGCACCGCCTCCGCCTCGATCACCGACACCATACGCGACCCCGCTTTGCCGGCCAACTCCCGCACCTTCGCCTGTGCCAATTTGAGCGCCCCCTCCCGCGTCATCGCCGTCGTCGAGCGTCCCTGCCGCGCCTCCCGCCAGCGCACCACAAAACGCCCATCCCCCCGACGCGAAATCCGCGCCGCCACCCCGCCATATTTCACACTCTGAATCGTCTCTCCCATGACACCCCTTTACACCCTTTTTAAGGCCATAAAAGGCCATAAAAGGCCAAAAACAGACTCCAAAGCCCCAACACCCCTTTGAGCCTCCCGCCCTAGTGAAATCAAGCCTCCAGCCCCGAATTGTTGTGGTGGAGATAAGGGGATTCGAAACGTTGCGTTTGCTGGGGGAATGTGGCCAGGGTTGTAATTACACCCGGTTTACACACCCAGCTTAAAATCCACATGACTGTCGGAGGGCGGTCATAGGGAACGCCGGGCCGGGATCGTTTTTTCGCGTGGGGGCGACATCGTCGTGCCCGACGATGTCGTCGAGGTGGTAGCGGGTGACGAGTGCTTTGGAGACGGCTTCGCAGGCGGCGAGCTGAGCGAGCGGATAGGCTTCCCAACGTTGATGCGGGCCGCCGTTTTTGTGCTTGGCGGAAACGAGTGGGAGCTTGGACCAGCGTTGGGCGAGTCGGGCGTCGTTGCCTGCGTTGGCGAGTTCGATGCCGATGGTGCAGGTGTTGAGATTTTTGAAACCTTGCCACTCGGAGACTCCGGCATGGCCGCAGGTGCGGTTGAAGGGACGCGTTTGATAGACGGTGCCGTCGCGGTCGATGACGAGGTGAGCGCTGGCACCTTTGGCGGCGGGCGTGCGCCAAAATTCGATGGAGGATTCGGCGCTGGCTCCGGCGGTGAAATGGATGACGAGGAAACGACGCACGGGCATTTTTGCGCCGCCTTGGATGGGACGACGCAGGGCGGTTCCGAGCCAGTGGTCGCCGGTGATGTTCATGGTCGTTTTTTGCGCGGCGGCTGCTTGGCTGCTTCGCGATCGGCGAGGGCAAAGAGAGCAATGATGCCGAGGGCTCCGACAGCGGCGAGAGCGAACAGAATGCCCGCCGCCCAAGCGATGAGGTGCAGCCAGGTCATGACTTCGTGGAGGTGTCAAAAAAACGGCCGCTCTCGGTGAAGAGAGCGGCCGTGTGAATGTCGCGGCGACTTCGGGAGGCTGATCACGCAGCCTGTGGCGTGTGTGGGTGGATAAATCAGGGAGCCACGTTGCGCGGTTGTTTGGCGCTGGTGAGGACGTTGCGCACCTCACGCAGAGCGGCGGCGTCGTCGGCGGTGTAGAGTTGTTTTCGTTCGCCGTAACCGATGGCGATGGCGGAGAGGGGCGCGAGGTAAGAGCAGCTCGGGAGGGTGAGGATTGCGAGGCTGGCGATGAGGAGCTTCGGCGTGTTCGTGCCGAGCCAGATGGCGGAGAGCCAGCCGCGCATGCCTGTGCCGTTTTGGAGGGCTTTGAGCCAGCGACCGAGCATCATGAAGGTGATGAGGCCCAGGCTCGTGTAACCGGCATATTGAGCTGGCACGGCGGCATCGACGGCCGCTTGAAGCGCGGGATCAATGGCCTGTGCTGAGACGGTGAGTGGCAGGGTCGCGAGCGCGAGGATGAAGAGCAGGAGATGTTTCATGACATGGTTTCCGTCGTGTCAATCACTCGCTATTATCTTGGATTTTGGCAGCGACTTTGCCGGGCACTTTGCCAAGCTGACTGGCGATGCCATGCAGACGGCCTTCGAGGTTGCTGATCTGCTGGCCGTGAGCTTCGACTTTGGGGGACATGTGGCTTTGCTCAGACTCGACGCTGCGCAGTCTCAGCTCCATGGTCGCGGCCCAAATAGCCCCACTGACGATGATCATGAGCGCGGCGAGGAGGAGCTTGGCGAGACGCTCCAGGCGAGAGAGAATGAGGTCGATGCGGGAGAGGGAATCTTCGCTCATGGGTGAGGCTATTGAGGCTCAGTCTTTGATCGTCACGCGGCCATCGGCGTGATAGACCAGCTCGTGGGGAGGTGTGCATTCGGCGTCCGTGATGAAGTCGGCGCGGGTTTTGCCGACGAGTTTGGCGCAGCGGTCGATGTGATCGAGGTTCTCGCGGGAGAACTGGAACACGAGCACGGCCTTGGTGCCGAGTCTTTCGAGAATGGCCTCGGGCGTGGCACCTTCGCGGGTGTTTTTCCAGAGCGTGTCGAAGGCGATCTTGTGAACCGCGACGCGGTGCTTGATCTCGCCGTTGATCGCGTCCACGATGCTGTCAGCGGCGAGCTTCGCGGCGGGCGGCGGGGCGGCTGTGGGGGATTCGATGAGCTGCGCGTGAGCGCTGAGTGAGGCGCAGAGGGTGAGGAGGAGGAGGCGTTTCATGATGCGTGTTAGAGGTGAGGGGTTAGAGGTGAGAGGCTTGGTTAAGGTGAAACTTTGACCGTGCCTGCGTCATTCCAGAGGCTGCCTGGAGTGCCTGCGGAGGTGGGAAGGGTCAGGAAGATTTCGCCCACCGCGCTGATCCTGATGCGCTCAGTGCCGTCCGTCTGGATGATTATTTGCCGCGCCGTGCCGCCACCGCTGCCTTTGACGGTGCCAACGCGGACCGTGTTGGCGGTGGTTTGCCAGTCCATGGTGAAAGCCTCGTGGGAAGTTGGCGAGGTGTAGGTGTTGAACACGCTGAGACGCTGAGCCGTGGTGGACGACGACTGCGCGAGATGCCCCGCCCCTTCCCTCGATAGCAATAGGTCGCGGGTGCCAGACCAAAATAAAGAGGGGTGTGATGACCAGCCCACGAGCTGAGATGAGCACATAGCCAGGCCGGGGTATCCAGGGTCCCCGAGTGAATAATTGGAATTGAGCTGCTTGAATGCCGCGTTGGTGATCACATCGCCTTGGCTGATGTATGTGCGCAGCGTGGTGCCGTCATCATCATAGACAGAGAAATTTACACCGTATCCGACAGCCTTAAAATGAGGAGCTGAAGCAGAGGCGGAGACTTTAGTAACGGTCTGTGTCGCGGTGAATGCGTTTGCTGTGCCCAAATAAGCCGGATCGTCATCACTCACAGCGGCGTTGAGGTTGGCTTTGCTCGGCGTCGCCAACCAGGCACTGACGCCGGTGCCGGGGGTGAGCTTTTGCAGATTGGTGCCGTCGCTGGTGAGGATGTCGCCAGCGCTCGCACCGCTCGTGGTGGTGGTGCCGATGGTGAGGCCGGTGCTGAGGGTCTGCCAGGTGCCGTCGCCGCGCAGGTATTTGGTGGTGATGTCACTGCCGGTGCCGAGGTAGGCCGGGGCGATGATGGAGCCCTGCCAGGTGCCGCTGGTGATGGTGCCGGTGGCGGTGATGGCGGTGAGGTTGCCGGTGCCGATGAGCGTGCCGCCGACAGCGGGCAGCGTGAAGGTTTGAAAGGAGCCCATGCTATCGCTCGGCGAGAGGACAGCCTGCACGTTGTCGGCGGCTTCGAGCTGCAACACGCCAGGAAGCCATCCGCCGCTGTTGATGCGATGAATGGTCAGAGCACGAGAGATGTCGGCCTCGCCAAAGCTGCCAAAGATCAGAGCCTTGCCTCCATCGGCGGTGTAATTGCCGCCGGTGCTGGTCGCCAGCGTGGCGGCGGCTCCGAGTCCGAGGTTGGTGCGGGCCGTCGCTGCGTTGGCAAGGTCCGAAAGGTTGTTGCTGGTGCTAAGGCCGTCGGTGATGCCGTAGCCGTTGAGGGTGGTCGGTTTGCCGCTGAGGTCGGAGAAGGCACCGCCGAAGGGCGTGATGGCGGCGGGGCTGCCTGCGGTTTGGCCGAAGACCTGACCGTTGCTGAGGGTGACGCCGTAGCTAGTAAAGCCGGAGGCTCCGCGTTTGCGGATCTCGTATTGGCCGACGGTTTGGGCGGCGGCGAAGGTGGAAAGAAGGATGAGGGGAAGGAAAAAGCGGATCATTGGGAGACAATGGGTCAATCAGACAATGAGACTGGGAGAGACTTATGCGGGAGGTTCGCCGGTGTTGAGGCCGATGTGAAAGACGGTGCCGGTGGAGTCCACGAGGCGGAGATAACCGGCGGCGGTGATGGTGGCCGCGAACGGGAGGAAATCGGGACCGGCATCACCGCTGCGAATCCAGGCGTTTTGGATCTCGACGAGCATGGACGCACGCTCAACGACGCCGCTGATGGCCCATTCGATCTCGAGCACGGACGGGGCTGGATCAACGCTGTCACCGAGTAGGGTGCGGAGCGCGGAGGAATCGACACTGGCCCACTCGAATTCGTAGGACGTGGCATTGGTCGCAGTCGGGGCAGAGAGCAGTGCCAGAACGCTGCCGCTTGGGGTGTTTTTATCCTTCAGCGCGACGCGGAAAGTCGGTGAGCCGCTGAGGAGTGCGGCGGCGGTGTCTCCTGTGGCAAAAAAATAAATCGTGAGCTTCAGGTGCGTTTGCAGCTTGACCGGCACGCTGGGGAGCGCCGTGCCAGTGAGTGCCGCACAGATGACCTTTGTGGTCGTGTTAACGTAGAGAATGGCTTCCACGCGAGAGTGCACGTGTCAAAGCCAAGGATGAAGGTGGAATGATGAAGGATGAAAACTAAGCCAACGTGATGACGACGTTCTCCACCTGATCGGTTTCGCCTTCGGTGTCGGGCAAGGTGTCGTCATACCACTCAGAGACCTCGTCGGCATCGAGGCTGAGGGTGTGGGTGGTGCCGCCTTGGTCCCATTCGAGGTCCACGCCACGCGCATAGATTTTCCAGCGGTATCTTTTGCGAGTGACGCGGACGGCGATGCGGGAATCGCTCTCGCCTACCCATGTGCCGAGGGGTGCGCCGAGTCCGGTGGGAGGGTCGGTGTTGCTCATCCAGGTGCCGCTGGAAGCGATGAAGGGATCGGGGCTATCGTCCCAGGATTCGAGACCGGCGTCGGCGGCGGGCCGCAACAGCTCAGGATCGAGCACGTCGGAATAAGTCATTACGGGATCTCCGATCGGTAAACCGTAATCGAATCCCTCCTCTTCATCGCTCTCCACAACGTGGTAGGGGCAGACGTAAGTGTCGTCGCTCGGGGTGTGCAGGTGGACGCCACCTGCTGCGGTCTGCGTCTCAGTGATGGTGCCGTGCTCGTAGGTGGTGACGATGGTGAGCTTGCCATACACGACGGTGTCGATTTCGAGGGGGCAGGTGAACGCCAGCGCGGTGCGGCTTTGCACCTCAAGTTCCACGGTCACTTCCACCGGCGGCGGCGGCGGGGCAAAGACCAACTCGTCACCGCCAGAAGCTCGCGCCATGCCGGGGAGCTGGAGTTGCCGCTGTGTGGCGCGTGAGAGCGCTTCGAGTGTGCGCTCGGTGTCTTTGCACCAATCGCGCCACACGGCGCTGGAAAGCGGCAGCATGGGCGCAGCGGTGGCCTCGACGGTGATGCGGGCGCTGGCCTGCATGCTCTCCGTGCTGAGATGCAGCGCGGCGGAAATTTTCGCGAGGTTGGCATCGACCGCGTCTTTCCAGGGTCGTAGACCTTGCGGCCAGCGATCCAACGCGACGGCGTTGCTGGTGGCGGTGCCATTGCCAGTGCCTTCGATCATCGTGATTTGTGCGCCGCTTTGCGAGACGCGAGTGCCGATGATCTGGATCTGCACCTTGGCGGCTTGCGCGAGGCGCTCGATGAAGGACTCGACCGCTTTGCGCCAGGGCACCAGGCCAGCGGGCCAGCGCGGGGCGCGGAGCTGGCGTGTGGAGGCAGTGGCGTTCATGCAGGTTTACTCGGCGGGCGTCAAGGAGTCGGGCTTATCGAGCTTGAGGCCGAAGAACACGAGATCCATGATGACGTGCTTATTGTCTGTCGCGATGGCGACGGACTTCGGCGGGCGATTGCCTGACATGTCTCCAATGCGGCTGTTGTCGGGCCATTGTTTGAGCCAGGCGGCGGTGACAGCGCCGCCGTCTGCGCAGAGGGCGCGGACGTGCTCCAGCTCCACGCCGGGGACGCGCAGACCGAGCGTGATGGTGGTTTGCTGGTGCTGGTTGACCTGATGCTTCACGACGTGGCTTTTGCCTTCGTCGAGCAAGGGCGCGAGGAGATGTGTGGCAAAGCCTCGGAGTTCGGTGTCGAGTTGTGCAGGGGTCATGGGGCTGGATGCTGGATGCTGGATGCTGGATGCTGGATGCTGGATGCTGGATGCTGGATGCTGGATGCTGGATGCTGGATGCTAGAATCTAGGATCTAGGATCTAGGATCGAGGATCGAGGATCGAGTCACCGGAACATCACGGGCCAGATGTAGCGATACACCTTTTGATAGACCATGGCTTGGATCTGACTGTTGAGGGTGGCTTGTGTGGGGGCCGAAATCAGCGTCCAGCCGTAGGGGTAGTTGTAGGTGAGTTCGGAGGCGGTCAGCGTGATGGTGGGGATGGTGGGAGCGTTATTGGGTGTCTCCATGGAGGGCACGGAAGCCGTGGGCAGTGTGGCCGCACCCGCAAGGTAGGTGTCGGTGACGACGACTTCGGGGAGGTGAAAATTCGTGTAGCGGGGCGTGCTAGGCCAGCCTCCTGTGAGTCCGATGGTGATCGGTTCGCTGCTGGTGAATTGCTGGCCGTTGACCGTGATCATTCGGTGATACGGCTTGGCCTCTTCATAGCCGCGATACGTGCAATCGGCGGTGACGAAATCGGTGTTGTCGTCTTGATGGCTGAGGTCGCAGAGGAAGAGGTAGGGATGCGATGGATGCGAGGCACCGAGCGCGAACTCGCCCGCGATGACCTCGCCCGCGCTGATGTCGCTGCCGAGCGCGGCGGCGCTGCCGCCACTGGTGAGGGAGACCTTGAAGGTGTCGGCGGTGCGGTTGATGACGAAATACGGCGTGCCCAGCGAGGTGGCACTTTGCGGCACCAGACTGCTGCCACCCGTCAAGCGAGCGAAGAAGACGCGACGGCCATTCTGGAAGCCGTGCGCATTGCAGGTGATGACGCCGGAGCTGGAAACGCCCGTGCAAGATTTCCACGCGGCATGCCAGGAGAGGTAGCGCACGGTGCGTTCATCCCATCCGGCTTCGATGGTGCGCCGTTTGCCACGGCTGAGGATTTTGGTGGGGTAGCTCTCATCGAGCGAGCCTTCGGCGGTGATCTGCCACTCATGGCTGATGCCGCTGGTGGTGTGGCTGAGTTCCACGATGATCATGCCGGGAAAGTCGGGGCAGGGATCGCCCGCGCTCAACGTGGTGGTGAGCGGGGTTTTGTAGCTGCCTTGGAGCACATCGACGCCGCGAAGCTGCGTGCGCTTGACGATGGGATGACGCCAGAGCGGAAGTGTGCCGGAGGAGAACGTGGGTTGCATGGATCAGTTGGCGAAAAAGACGCGGTTCAAAAGTTCGTTGGTGCGGTCGATTTTAGGACCTAGCTCCGTGTTGGATTTTTGCGCCGCCGTGGTGGCACTGACGGCGGTGGTGCTGGTGCTGATGCTCATGCTGCCGCTGCCACTGCCGACGTTTTGACGCGCGTAAAATCCGTTCAAGCCTCCGCCTGGAGTCAAGCTGCCACGACGCGGAGAAAGTGGCTGGAACGGACCAGCGATGCTGCCGCCGGTGTAGGTGTCTGGGGTTTGGACGCCACGGATTTTTTTCCGGCCATCGGTGATTCTGCGGTCGTTTTCGTCATAGCCTTCTTCGGGCGTGAACGGCGCTGGCATGGAGCCGCGTGTTTCAGTGATCACACGACGCGGAGTGAAGACATTCGGCGTGGATGCCGTGCGAGGCGCTGCGGCAGCCACAGGTCGAGGACGAGCGGAGGCGTCTTGACGCTTGAGCGCGGCGGCTTCTTCCTGCAAATCGAGCAGCTTCATCTCGTTGGCGATGCGCTCTTTGTCGGTGAGGTTGATCGTGACGGCGGCGTTTTCGACAAGAGTCATCTGCTCCGCGATGCGTTCTTGCACGGCAGCAAGCTGCTCTTGAATGGGTAATTCAGACTCTGCGATTTTACGCTTCCGCTCATCGAGCTGCTGCTGCTCTTTGCTGGCGGGCTTTGGCTCCATGGCAGCCCCGGCGGCGCGGATGGGATCTTCCTGAGCCTTGGGCAGTTCCAAGGCTTTGAGCTCTTCTTTGCGGGTCTCAACCGTGGCCTTGATTTGCTCCTCCCGCATCTTTTCGAGTTCGATGCTATCCTTCTGCGCCTGCATGAGTTCGAGGATGCCCTGCGTCTCCTCTTGGTATTTGGTAAGTCCGTCCACCTCCCCCATGTAGCCGATGGCTCGCATGAGGTCGGAGGCCATGAAGCCGATGGCATCACCCGCATTGACGAACCAATCGGCGACGCCGCTGGCGCTATCGCCGAGGAATTGCCCGGCTTGGCGGAGCTTGTCGTTGTTTTGATCCAGCAGGCCACCGAGGCGAGACAAGCCTTCCGCGCCTTTACCGACGAGGCCTTCAAGGAGCGCATTGGCGGCACCGCGAATGCTGGTGCTGAAGTCCTGCATCTTTTCATCCAGCCCGGCCTGCGCACGTTCAAGTTTGCCAAAGCCTTCGACGAGCGTGGAAACAAAGGTTTCCGCGTCGATGTTCATGCGCTGCAAGGTCTCCGTGTCGGCGGTGCCGAACATGTCTTTCATCACGGCGCGGACTTGCGGAACGCGCTCGGCGATCTGGTTGATTTCCTCGGCGCTGACTTTGCCTTTGCTGATGATCTGCGTCAGCGCGAGCACGACGCCGTCGAGATCGGCGGAGGTGCCACCAGCGAGGCTGAGGGCATTGCCCATTTCAGTGATGGCTTTTTTGGAAAGCTCCGCGCTGAGTCCGACGCTGCGCAGTCGGATGTCGCCCTGCACAGCCTGCTCAAAGTCGAGGCCGGGGAGTTTGCTGGCCTCACGCAGCTCGTCCATGCGGAGCTTGGCACCGGCCGCGCTGCCTTCGAGTGAGGTCATGCCGCGATTCATGCGGTCGAAGGCGGCGACGACTTGCACGCCTTCACGAGCCAGGAGTCCGAGGCCCAGAGTGCCGATGGCGGCTTGTGCCCCGCGAAAGCTGTTCTCCGTGCTGGAGGCAAAGCGCTTGAGCTTGCCTTCTTGCTGGCTGAGTCCGCGATTGAGCGCGGTGCCATCGTAGCCGAATTTGACTGTTGCGTCGTTGCTCATGCGGGATCGTCAGGGTTTGACGAGGGCCGCGTGTCAAAGATGCGGAGGACCAAACACGCAACGCCAGCGGAGCAGCATGGCAATGCAGACCATCAGCCAGACAATGATGAATATCATCTGCCACCGTGCATCCCGATCTGCGCGGCGGCGCTTCATCGGCGACTGAGTTCTTCGAGGATCTTCTGGCCGAGCTTGCGGAGCTTGATGAGCTCTTGGGCGCAAACGTAAATGTAATACGGCGCGAGGATGAGCAGGAAGCTAAAGAAGAGCGCGAGGATGAGGAGGATGAGGCCGAAGGGGCCGGAGAAGGCGGAGGGGGGCATGAGGTGATAAGTGAGAGGTGAGAGGTGAGAGGTGCAAGCTCAAAGAGACCACTCGCAGAGGGTGCGGGCATGCGTGGCGGCTTTGAGCTGGTAATACAAGGCGCGATGCAGGGGCATGGCGTAGATCATTGATTCCTGCCACCCGGTGAGGTGTGCGATGTCGGCGACAAGGTCACACGTCTCGGGTGGCAAGGCTAGTTTCCCGGTCCTTCCACGGTTCCTCCTGTGGCGGTGTGGAATCGGGCGCGGGCGATGCATTCATTCATTTCACGAGCGATGCTGACGGCTTCATTGAGTTCGTGAAGACCGATGTTTTTTTCCACCCACGCATCGAAGGCCGCAAGCTGAATGTGCGGCGCGGTGATGCGGAGAGCGCGAATGCTTTCAGGCGTGAGATGGGCGCAGTAAATGACGCGGGCGGCCTCCGGCGCGAAGTCGGCCAGCGTGTCATAGGAGCCGAGCGCGGGCGCGTTGCCATGCACGCGCAACTCGCGGTAATAGAGCTCACTGGCGAGCGTGAGAGCGATTTCTTTGCCACGCCACACGAAGACGCGATGGAAATCTTTTTCGCGTTGCGCGGGGTCGATGAGCGGCGCGGTGTCGATGAGGTTGGCGCTGGGAGCGGCGGGAGTTGGGGGGTCGGAGGGGAGGAGCATGGGGGAAAGGAGGAATGATGAATGATGAATGAAGAAGGAGGAATGATGGCGAACGTCCGCTGCACCGAACGGCGCTCGCTCAGGCTCACTTGTCGGTGAGCTCTTGGTTCGCTTTACTGAAAATCACCAGCATCGAGGGGAACGGCGCGGCTTGGATGTCCTTGAATCGTTTCGTGTAGTCCGCTGGTGAGACGTGGTTTTCGTTGAAGCGCAGGCGGCCCTTGAAGAATCGGATTTCATCGGCCTTTAGCGCGTGTTCGTGGAACCATCTTGTGTCTGTCCTTGCTGGTAGCAGGAAGACGGCGACATCCGCCTCGGGGCCTTTGGCCAGCCAGTCGCCAATCGTCCGGCCATACGGCGGGTTGCAATAGACTCTCTGACCATCCCATCGGATTGTCGTCCCGTCCCACACTTGCCCAAGCTTGCACGGGTCGAGCGTGAATCCGAACTCTGCATCGAGAGCGGCGTAGAGATCCGGCGGCGTTCCCCATTCGACGTGAGCGGCCTTGAAGCAGGCGTGATCCCTCGAAGAAAGCGAACAAGGCATCGCACCCAATGACTGCCCGGCGGCAGTTTCAGGTGGATTCGGAGCGTCAGGGCGGGCAGTCATGGGTGGATTTTGTCGTTCGTCTTGTGTGCGGCCTCAAGTTTCGCGAGGCGGGCGGTCAGATTGCTCAGGTTGGTTTCCAGGGCGGCGGGAGCGGGGGAGAGACGCCAGGTTTTGCAGCTTTCAACGAAGCGCATGAACATGCCCGCGAGGCCTTCGTGGCCGACGCGGAGACCGGCCTCGAAAAGAGCGGTGTCGATGCGTTCGAGTATCTCGCGCATGCTGCCCTGACGCTCTAGCGTGAGGTGGAGATGTGGGAGGGCGGTTTGGCGGATGAAGCCGCGTGTTTTTTTTGGGTCTGCGCCGTCGTAGCGGGCGGCAATGTGATCGGTCTCGCAGGGACGGAAGCCGCGATCTTTGAGCGAGAAAACGATTTCAGCGGGCCAGCCTTCGCGGAGGAGTTCGTTGATTTCTGCGTCGCTCATGCTGACGAGAGCGCGTTGTTGATCGGTGATGCTGCTCATGAGATTTTGATGCCGAGGCGACGCTGGACTTGGTCGATGGTGTGGCCGGGGGCGTCGGCGCGGAAGGCCGCGCCTTTGTCGCGAAAGGTCTTGTGTGAGACGGTGATCCATTGGTCGGACTGCTGATGCTTGCGCAGCTCTCGCAAGCAATGGAGCGCGTGAATGGCGATGGCGAAGGGTTCCCAGCGACGGGTGGGGAAAAGAGTGTTGGAGCGCAGGGCTGTGATGAGCGGCTCGCAATCGGTGCGGGGAGCGTTTGGCTCGGTGGTGAGGGGCCGGGCGTAACGGCTGACGGTGTAGATGTGGCCGGTGCCGTTGTGGGTGACGTTGAGCAGATCGTGACCGATGCCGATGAGGGCGAGGATGAGGTCTTGATCGGCGCTGGTGAAGGTGACTTCATTGACCGGATTGACGGCTTCCTTGCTGGCTTGCAGGAGGTAGCTGCCAGGAGCTTCTTCGGTGAGGCGGTAAGACGCTCCTTTGTGGGACTCGATCAAACGGGTGCGATTGACCATGGTGCGGAGCGCGATCAGATAGGGATGGAGGAGCTGCGTGGCGAGTTCGCCGATGAGTTTGCCGTTGTTGAAATCGCGACGCAGAGCGCCGGTGATGTAGGCGCGTCCGTTGCGCTCAGGATCGACACTGGAGACGCTGGCGAGGTGCCAGTCGGTGTGTTGCTGGCCGGTCTTGTGATCCTGCATCGGCACAGGCTTGAGGGCGATGTCGAGGGATGCGAGCGCGGCGGCCTCGTAGGTGTTGCGGGTGGTTTGCCAAGCGAGCATTTTTGAAAGGATGAAGGTTGAAGGATGAAATGAAGAAGCGCGTGATCGTGGGGAGGACGATCACGCGCTGCGTGGGAGGGTGATCGTCAGGAGATGGAGAGGGGCGGTGGTTAGACCATCTGCGGGCAATGCAGGAGATTGAAGGTGAACTCACGGCCCGTGCCGCTGCGGGCTTTTTTGGCTTCGGGATCGCGGCTTTGCAGGGTGCCGACGGTGATCTCAATGCCGAAGAGTTCGTTGTCGATGAGGTTGGCGAGACTCAGGGCAACGACTTCGGCGTCATCGAGTGCGGCGAAGCCTTGCAGCGCTCCGCTGCTGGTGGGGATGGGCTGACCGACGATGCTGATTTCGGCCTTCGGGTCGTAGCCTTCGGTGTAGAGCGTGGCGGGCACGCTGCCTGCATTGGGCACCCCCATGACATCGTCATAGGTGCGGGTGGTTTTGACGGTGAAATCGGTGAGGTAGAGGCCGGACTCGTTTTGAAGTGAGCCGGGGCGGGTGCCTGCGGTGAAGAGAGGGGTCATGACAGTGAGGGGGAGGTGTCAAAGAGGAGGTTTGCAGTTGTTGGCGGTTGTTTGCAGTGGTTTGCAGTTGTTTATGAATTGTTCCAGAAGGTGACGACTTGGAAGGGGGCGGTGAGGGTGAGGAGGGATTTGGCTTCGTCGTAGTCGTCGGTGATGGTTTGCGGATAGATGGCTTGGATGCTCCAGCCTTCACGGTAGGCGTCGGTTTGCGCTTCGATGAAGGTTTGCCAGGTGGTGAGGTGGTCGTCGCTGAAAAGGCTGCGGAGTGCTTGAAGCCAGGCGTGCGCTTGGGCGCGGGTGGTCTGGCCGGTTTCGGTGCCGATGCTGATTTCGAGTTTGAGATTGAGGGTGAGGGTGAGGAGCGTGTCGGCAGAGTCGGGATCGACCTCGACCTCAAACAGGGCGTGGGGATGCGTGAGGGCGGTGGATGAGGAATGAGTTCGGCGTGGCACGGCGGAGAGGCTGGGGACGCCGGAAACGATCAAAGCGGGCGTGCTGGCGGTGTAGTCAGCAAAGACGGTGGAGAAATGCGCGGCGGGGGAGGTGGAGGGCATGGGGGGAAGGATGAAGGATGAAGGATGAAGGTTGAAGGATGAAGGATGAAGGATGAAGGATGAAGGATGAAAAAAGCGCCGGGTCGTTTGCACGACACCGGCGCTCTCAACACATGAGGACGGGGACAGGGGTTAGGCGGCGACGCCGGAGGCGAGACCGGCGGCGGAGTAATTGATCTTGGTGGAGGTCTTGGCGATGGCGCAAATGCGGCCATACCAGCCGGTGGTGACATCGGCGATGGGGGCGAGCTTGCCGGGCGTGGCGGAGCCGACGATGGCACCGTTGACGGTGACGCCGTGGGTGCCGATGGTGAGGTCGTCATCCTCCGTGATGTATTCGACCGGTTGACCGCTGGAGGCGGAGTTGAGCGCCAAACCGACGGCGGTGCGGATGAGCGCAGAGGCACCGTTGGCATCGGCCAGTTTGGCGACGTTGGCGGCGGCGGTGTCGAGGTAGATTTCCTCACCGGCGGCGATGGTGGCACCGGCGATGGCGCGGCGGCGACGTGCCAGGGCAGCGGTGGAGGGAATGACGGCGGAGGCGGTGATGGAGATGTCGGCCATGAGAAGAGAAGGATGAAGGTGGAAGGTTGAATGATGAAGGGTGTCAAACTGTGACGGAAAGACTTGGAGACTAGGAAATGGTGAGCTGGGATTTTTTCAAAGCGGCGCGGATGCTGTAGCGGATGGAGTTTTGCAGACGCTTTTGGCGTTTGCCGGAGCGCAGCACGAACTGCATGCGGCGGGAGAGATCATTGGCGCGACCATGACGTGCGCGATTCGTGATGATGATCGTGAATTGATCCGGGCGAGGGATGACGGTGATGCTGCCAACGGTTTGCTGGTGACGTGTGATCCATGTCGGAAGCGAGGTCTTCAAACGGGCAGCGGCGGGTGCGAAGCCGGAGGCGAGCAGACCGACGCGGGACTGTTGCTGCTTGATGTAGCTTCGCACATAGCGGGCATCGCGGACATGCTCGCTTGGTTTGGTGCCGGTGACGCGACCATTGCTTCCTCGGCGTTTTTCATGAGCGGCTCCGTCGTCGCTGCCAAAGTCGATGAGCTCTTTGAGTCCGAGCGTTTTGCAAATGCGGGCAGCTTGCGGCCAATTTTTATGCTTCACCGCAGCCCAAAATGCGGCGGCGAGTTTTTCGTCACGAGCTTTGATGATGGCATAAAGTTTGCCGGGGGTGGCATAGACTTTCCACACGTCGCGCATGACGGCAGACTCGCCGCGTTTTTTGGAGGCCGGATTGGCTTTGCCCATGCTCGGTGGCGTGATGTCGGTGATGTCGCGCACAAAGCCGCGTGCATCGTCTTCGATGGCCTTCGCCATGATCGCAGCGGCCTCACGCGGGACTTGTTTGAGCTTTTTGAGCAGCGGGCCGAGTTGGACGTTCGCGCTGATCATTGCGTGGTGATCTGCTGGCCGGTGAGTGTCCAGAAGACGCTGTGGGGGGACTCGTTGGGTGCTCCGGCGTCGGTGGCGAGCTGATAGACGCGACCCGTTTCGACGTGCGTGAAACGCACGGCGCGGGTGCTGTCGGTGGTGGCGTCGATGAGGTCGGCGGTGGGCAGCAAAGCGCAGGCGACGACGATCTTGATCGTGCGCGATTGGATGACACCGCCGTCGTTCTCAAACTTCACGCCACGCCTCGCAATGAAGGCCGCAGGCAGGCGGCGATTGTTGAGCAGGATGGTGCAGGGATTCCGCTGCAACAGTGTGGCGAGGTGCAGCTTTTCACTGCTGACGAGGGCGGCGGACATGCCGGGGTGGAAATGTCAAAGCGTGAAGGCGCAAAAAAAACGCCGCGTCCCCCAACCAAAAGGGACGCGGCGCAGGGGACACCGGCGGGCAAAGAATAACCGCGCCGGGTGAGAGTCTCACAATTAGCCGAGGAGCGTGGCGACGAACTCGGGCTTCCAGACTTTGACGCCGTAGAAGGCCATGAGCTTGATCTCGCTCATGCCGTAGCCTTTGTAGAGGCGGGCGGAGAAAGAGAGACCGGTGTCAGCGTCCACCAGCACCGCGATCTCTTCGCCGACATCGCCGCCGGGAGGTTGTGCAGGCGGGCGCATCGCGAGCTCGATGGCGGTCTTGTGGAAGGCGACGTTGGCGGTGTAGCTGTTGCCGACGGTGACGGCCTTGTCGTTGACGATGGCACCACGCAGGCCGGGATGATTGATCACCAAGCTGCCAGAGGTCGCGGTGAGTCCGGTCTTGACGACGTAGTTGCCTGCGGTCGGCTCGTCGGCCACGGTGATGATGTCGCCAGCTTTGATGCCGGTGCTGTTCACGGTGCCGCCGTCAACAGTGAGAGTCGTGCTGCCGACGGCGATGTTGCCGTTGTTGATGAGGTAGCCCGTGCCTGCGCCCTTCGTGTGAGCCTGCACACCTGCGCTGGCGCGGATGGACATGTTGAAGAGGTTCAGCAATTCACCACGGCGCAGCGTTGCGTCCGTGCCAGCATCACCCACGTTGGTGAGGGTCGAACGCTTGCGCAGATTGGCTCCAGCGGCGGTGTTGAGGATGAGCGAGAGCATGCCGTCAGACATCGGGGTGCCGTTGTCTTCGAGGATGCGGTAGAGATCCGCGAGGATCTCGAAGTTGGAACCGAATGGCGTGGTGCCAGCGGTGCCGACGGCGCGGCTTGCGCCTTGATAGGCGGCGAGTCCGATTGCGGCTTCGATGCTGTTGCGCATTTTGCGGATGGCTTGCTTGTAGAGCTGCTGGAGAGCAAGCTCTGCGCCGACGGTTTTGGAGAGCTGAGCGAACTGCTCACCTTTGAGCGGGATGGATGCTCCCGCGTAGGAGGAGAGAGTCAGCGTCTCGGTGCTGGTGGTGATGTCGGCGGCGTCAGGCACCGTCATGGCTGGGGTGTAGCTGGTCTCGAGCGTGGGCTCGGTGGTGCGCAGCGAGGTGACGGTGCCGCCAGCGGAGATGCCTTCGGAGCCGCCGTTGACGATCACGCCTTGTGAAAAGCCGGATGGTTCCATCGCGACTTGATCGCGAGCGGCATAAAGGATTTCGGTGAGTCCAGTGAGTGAGATGTCGTTAGCCATATGTTTGGATCAGTGAGAGTTGGGGGTGTGTTGGGTTTGAGGTGTCAATCTGCGATCATTCTTCGAGCTTGCCTTTGGCTGCCATGAAGGCGTTTCGCTCGGCGTGGGGGAGCTGGTTGAAGGCGGCGCGGGTCATGGTGTTGACGGGGTTGCCGCTGCCACCTTGAGCGCCCTGGATGGGAGCGTTGCCACCGGCAGCACCGGCGGCTCCGTTGGTGAGCAGGGCGGTGATTTTGGCGAGCTCAGTTTCCAGCGCGGTGAGCTTGGCTTTGTCGTCCTTCGTGGCCTCGGTGATGCTGGCAGCGAAGGCGGCTTTCACAGCGGCGTCTTCGAAGTCGATGACAACGTTGGGAGACTGCGGCTTGTGCGCGGTGATGGCAGCGGTGAGCTGGTCTTCAGTTTCATCACCATTGACGGTGATGCCTACGAGTGAAGCGAGGGCGAGGAGTGCTTTCATTGGGGTGGGAGTGCGCGATGGCGACGGTGGCGGCGCGATGTCAAAGAGGGCGCTCGGCACATGACGCAGCGCGGCAGTGATGCGGGCAGTCTTGAAAGCGGAGGCACTGAGGGCGACTTCGTCGCTGGTGGCATCGGCGAAACCATGCTCGACGGCTTCTTCACCCGTCAGCCAGGTCTCGGCGTCCATCATCGCGGTGAGGTCTTCATCGCTCTTTTTCGTGCGCTCACGATAAGCGGCGAGGAGGCTGCCTTTGATCTTGTCCAGCAGGTCGGCGAGCTGGCGCATGTCGGCAGAGTCACCCACCGCAAAGCCGCTGGGATTGTGGATCATCATGAACGCATTGCGCGGCATCTCGATCCGCGTGCCTGCCATGGCGATGACGGAGGCCATGGAGGCGGCGAGGCCTTCGATGCGCACGGTGACGTTGCCGCGTGCCTTCAGCGCGTGATAGATGGCAAGACCGTCGAAAACCTCACCGCCAGGCGAGTGAATGGAGAGAGTGATCGGAGTCGCAGCCGCGATGCTGCGGAGCTGGGCGAGGAAGTCTTTGGCGCTGACACCCCATGCGCCGATCTCGTCGTGGATGGAGATTTCAGCGGGGGCTTCGGCGGAGGCGGCGTTGCGAATGGTGAACCAGGTCTTGCGGGACATGCTGGCGGGCGCATGTCAAAGCCGCGTGGACACGCTGAAGCGTGAACAACGAACTCTAAGCATCCAGCTCGGCTAGTCTTTAACCCTCTCTCCTTTTGGTCCCGTAATATGAACAAAAAGCTCCATTTCTACTTCGAGACTTTTTTGTTGCTGCATCGCTCCAACTGCATGCGAGAGCACATTATACATCACACAATGCTTTGAATTGTGTTTGTTTTTGGATAAAGCCGCTTGCTTACCAAGCACATGAGTGAGCGCAAAAATTGCATCTTGCGCACACCTACGCTCTCCATCTTCGCCGAGGTCAAGGCAGTGATCTTGAATGGTTTCCTCGAATTTTTCAATTAGACTATCTGCTAAATTCTTTTTCATGCTGTTTAGTGCGTTGTAAGGTCGGTGCGAGGATAGCAAGGGAATGGGTGGCAAAGGAATGCCGGAGGTTTTTATTCCATTGCCACCCATTCCATTGCCTAATCACGATCCCTTTAGCTTGGGATGGAATCATCTTGGCAAAATGCGTATAGAAATGGTTCCTCAATTGGGGCAGAAGGGTTCAGGAGCATTTCATACATCTGCATCTTTGAAGCTTCGTCAGTGATGAAGCTTAGCGATTTATCCAGAGACTCCTTTGCTGTGACGTTTGGTTTTCGATTTTTTACGATCACCATCGCAGAAAGAATATGATAGATGGCCGCCTCTTCTCCTGGGCTTATCCCGTTAGCTTTGAATACAGGCTCAGCCGCGTCGATAACTGACGCGGCGATGAGACGAAGTTTGTTGATGTGGTCAGTGGTGGTCATGGTTGTCTAGATGATGTAATTTATGTGCATAGAATCCTTCAACTCTTCACACGGCATCGAGCTCGGCGATGTCGGCGGCGAGGGTGGCGGGATTGAGGGCGGTGAGGATGCCGGAGGCTGGCTGCAATGTTTTCAGACCCATGCCGATGGCCAGGGCGACGCTGGCGGGGATTTCGACCTGGTCGAGGGGCAGGTTTTTGGCGCGGGCGATGGCGTAGCGGATGCTGTCGAGCTTTTGGTCAATGGCGGCATGGCGGACGGCTTCGCCATCCTGGCCGGTGCTGCGCTCGATGAGATCGTCGGGCGTGATGAGGTTTTCGCCGAGGCTTTCGAGGTCGGCGCGTTTGTCGCGGCCGGCATCGACCGTGGGGTCGGGATCGGTGACAAAGTCGATCTGGTTCCAATCGGCGATGTTCGCATACTGGAACAGCGGGCCACCGGGCATCATGGCGGTGCCAATGACTTTTTCCCACAGCCATTCCAGGAAGGGATACAAGCGGGCGCGGAGGCCTTCATGAGCGCGGGCGACCTGCTGGAGCAGTCCGCGATATTCAACGCCACCGACTTTGCCACGCGTGAAGATCCACTCCGGCGGATACTTCAATTCGAACATGAAGGGATGCAGGAGATCGGCGAGGATTTCGCGGAAAGGAATGCCCTCTTGGGGATTGTTGAAAAAGTTGAAGCTTTCGTTGTCCGACATCGGCAGGAACACTGCGCCTTCGGCGACCTCGACGAAGCGGCGGCCCGTGTCGGCGGTGGGGTTGCCACCTTGCTCGGCGAGTGCGATCTGCTGCATGGCATTGAGCATCTTGCCATCGCGGGTGGTGGTGGCACCGAGGAGCGAGGCGCGGACCTTGGCCGAGTGCTTGCGCAGGGCTTTGAGATCGAGCGAATCGAGCAGGTCGCGACCACTGGCGAAGATCACGGGATCACCGTGATACTGGTGGATGCGCGTCGGGTCTTTAAGGTGGAAAATGTTGCGGTGCCCCATGGCATTGACCGCTGGGATGTCGGTGAATGTTTTGGAGAGCAGGTAACCACTGGCGTCGGGGTCTTGGTTGAGACGCAGGAGCTGAAGTTGATCGAGGCCGTTGTATTGCAGGCCGTCAAACCAGCGCAGCTTGCGGGCGGCGGCGCTTTGCACGTCGCCATTGGTGAGTTGGTCACGACTGACGAGCTGGATTTGAAAGGCTCGCTTGCTGCGATCATTGAGTGACCACGAAGCGCCGGTCGGCTCATAGACGGGCAAGATGAAAAGCTCACCATCGCCCAGCATAGCGGAGAGCAGCATCGGCTGGATCGCGAAGAGGTTGTGCTCTTTGCGGATGTCGATGGCGGGGGAATCGGCCCATTTTTTGAAGAGCGCGGTCGCCTCGCGGCGGAAGTCGGCATCTTGTGAGATCGACTTGCAGCCGATGCCTTTGCCGACGGCCTCACGCGGCAGTTGCTGGATGCCGTAACGCACCTGGGGGATGCCTTCCTCGCTTTGCAAAAAGCGGGAGATTTGCACGAGGTCTTTCGACCGCTGCATGCGCTCGACACTTTTCGAATTCCACGCGGTGTAGTGCGGCGTGGAGCGATAGCTGCCACCGGAGGTGGTGGTCGTGGTCGCGGCGTTGGTGATGGGCGCGGGTGCGGTGGGCTTGAGTGTTTTGCGACGTGACATCGGGCGGCGAAAGTAAGAGGTGAGACGTGAGATGTCAGAGATCAGCCGAGCAGGGTGGCAGGCTCGTAGCCAGGCCGGAAGCGGAAGCCAAAGGGACGGGAGAGCGACTTGGCGACTTGGCCGGCAATCTCGGCCTCGAGGTCTTCGATGGCGGCCTGCACGGCCTGCCGCCGCTGCTCCGGAGAGGAATCGCGAAACTGCGCCGAGTGCGAGGAGCCTTCAAAAGCCTGCGCCGTGATCTCGGCACCGCTGCGATCCTCAGCCAGGAGGAGGTATTGCTCCGTCAGCCATTGCCGCTGTGCGCTCGGATCGCCCGCATACAAAATGCGGGCGTGAAAACGGAAGTCCGAAGTGAGGTCGGCGATGGTGACTGCGGCCATGCCGTGGCATGGGTGTCAATGAGCTGAGCGTGAGGCAGAGGTGGTTATCGCAACCTGGGTTGGTTTAATACGTCAGTGTGTTTGCGGTTGGGTTTCGCCCGCGGCAGCGCCGTGAGCTAGGTCGTTCTGGCCCTTGCGTGATCGGGCCTTTTTCGGCGGGTGGACGCGGGAGAGTATCCATTCCTGCGTCCACGCGGGAGGGCTGCGACGATCTGCCAGCCAGTCTTCGACGGTGCGATGACTCAGCAGCGGCGACACAGCAGCAGCCACCTCACGCGCGGTGAGGTGGCTTTTAGCGTCTTGGAGTTGGGCGGCGAAGGTCATTCCGCGAACCCCTGCCATTCGTTTTCAATGTTGTCGGCGCAAGCCTCCGCTTCTTCCTGCGTCGCGAACGGCCCGCGAAAAATCTCAGTGCCGGAGTCTTCGGTAAATGCGCGCACTGCGTGCTTGCCGTCTTTGGTTTCTGCGAGCTGGACGCTGATCTTTTCGCCGTCGTCAGTCGTGTAGCTGCTGTATCCGCTGAGGGAGTTGGGGGCGATGTCGTTACGAGTGAGTTTCATATGTTTGATTTGGGTGATGTCAGCGTCATTGCTGATTCCTATCAATACGGCATTGCCGTATCATTGCGAGCGGAAAGTGAAAATCTTTTTCGGAGGTCGAAACGGGCCAGAACCATAGCGTGCAGGTCAACGCGCCGTAGCTAGTCTCTCGTGTCATCGACGCCCTGCGCGGCGCGTGCCTGACGCAGGTCGTTCTCATTCCTCACGGTAGCCAGTCGCCGCGTCGAGCGTTTCGATCACCAGTCCTGCGAGGGTCTTGTCTCCATCGCGGCGCTTCTTGGCGAAACGCGTGTAGTGGTTTTTTCGGCCAACGTCCACGCGGACGTTGATGATGGCAGTTGCGGTAACACCCCGCTTGGGGGGCGCTCCGCGTGTTGGTTCGACGGGGTTCATTGGGCGTCGTAGGCGTTGATTATTTCTTGGCAGTATCCTGCCGTGTGTGAGCTGCCTTGCGCCTTCTGGCGGATCGTTGCCAGCGTGCGGGAGCCAAAATCACGGTAGCCACCGCTCCGCGTGTCCGTTCCGTTGAGCAGACCGCGAGCGTGCCCGGAGATGAAGTTGAGCTTTGCAACCGCTGCGTTTTTAGCGTTGACCCACTCGCGTTCCTTTTCGCGGGCGGCATAGACTTCGGCTTCGTTTGTGTAGCGAGGACCGGCAATACCTTTGCCCATAAAGGCCGCGTGACTCAGAGTTCCGTTTGCATACTTGCGGCGCACCCACTTACCGCCGAAGGCAGTTTCTTTGACCACCAGTTCGCTGGGTTCTTCTTCCAGCTTCGGCACTTGGGGACATGGCGGAAGCGTGGCGTTGAGTGCTTCGAGTTTGGCGGCTTGCTTTGCGTCAATTACGGCGAGGACTTCGGCGAATGAAACGCGGCCTGCAATGGTGCGGTCATCAAGGGCGTCGTCATTGCGGGCGGCGTTCTTGGCATACGCTGCTGTGAGCGCGTCGTCGTGGGCGGTGTATTCTGAAGTATTCATGAGCTTGTATTCTTTGCTGAGTTGCCGGAGACGCCGGGACGTTGTTCCTTTGTGGAACGAGATGAACTTAGTTGAGGACTTGAATTGTGTCAATACACAATTAAAAGAATCTTTTGCGGGAGTCGTGGGGAACGGAATGAGAACCAGCGGATGCAGGTCAACAAAATGGGCGGAGAGACACTAGACGAGGCGGCATCAAACGCGCCCATTTTGTGCCTGATCCTTATCGTTCAAAGCATGCCACCAGCGCGGAGGAGCTGGTAGTCTATGCAGGTGTATTTGGAGCAGTCGCCGAAGTGGTCGTGGGGGACGCGTTGCCATTCGCCGTCGGCGTCGCGTTTTTGGCCGGTGTGGCCGAGCTTGACTTCGGGGTCGGCATCGGTGGGGAGGTGGAAGCCGCCGTCGTTTTGTTTCATGAGCCGATTGGCGTAGAGCATGTTTTTGATCTCGCGGTCGTTGAAGACGAGGAGGGCCATTTGCGGACGGGTGGCAACGCGGGTCTCGTGAAGCTGTCCATGCTTTGAGTCGGAGCCTTTGACGGGGACGAAGAAGCCGCGTGAGGCTGAGCACACGTCGAGCTGGTCGTCCTGCTGCCAGCCGGTGTCGAGGTAGCCTCGGATGGGGAAGATTTTTTCGTTGGTGCCGTCGATGATGATGTGGCGGGCTTTGAGGAAGTCGGTGGCGAGCAAATCTTTCGATGAGACGACGGTGCCCCAATCGCAGACCCACACTCCGCCGTCGTGGGCGAGGGCGACGAGTTCCCAATGGGTGGTGGCTTCGCCGGGATCGGCATTGAGGAGTAAGCGGAGGGGCTTGAAGGGGAGGGTGTTTCGGCGGTAGAGCGGGCGGCCGTTTTTGCCGTCGGCGATGGCGCGGAGGATGTCTTCCATCTTGAGGTTGACGTTGTATTCGGTCCACGGTCGAGCGAGGCGGCTGTTGTAGTAATCCTGGAGCCCGAAGATGTCGTGCAGGCTGGCGAGGAAGTCCCAGGCCATGGTGCCGAAGGACTTGGTGGGTGAGTAGAATGAGGGAAGGATGAAGGTTCGGCGATTTTTGGCGGCGATGGGGTTGTGGCGCTTTTCGGTGCAGCCTTCGACCATGGCTTGCTTGTGCAGCTCGGTGATTTCGCAGCCGTTGCGCGGACAGATGTAGCGGACGGATTCACGGACGCGGGTCTCGTCCCACTGTCCGCTGGCTTCGCGGGCGGTCTTGTCCCAGGTGATGGATTTATACGAGGACGGGAGGGTGAGGCCGAGGTGGGTGTTGTAGTCTTCGACATCCTCAGCGCGGCCAATGAAGTCGAGATAAAACCACTCGTGGCAGTGCGGGCACTCGACGTAGAAGTGGGTTTGGTCTCCGGCGAGGATGTAGCGCCAAAAGGGATGCGTGGGGCTGTTTGGCGTGCTGCTGTAATAGTGGAACTCCAGCGCACCAAAGCCGTCGGTGCGCTTTGCGATGAGGTGGAATGGGTGTGCCTCGGGGGCTTGCTCGCTTTCGCTTTGGATGAGCTTCGAGGCTTCATCGCAAAGCGTGATGCCGTAGGAGCCGCCGGAGAGTGCGCCGGGGGAATTGCCGCCGACGAAGTTGACCATGCCTCCGGCCATATCCATCGACATAGAGCGGTAGCGGTCGGGGTTGGCAGGTTTGCAAGCGGCGAGGATGGGGTTCTCGTCGATGAGGCACTGCATGCGCTTCTCGCTGAGTTCGGTCTTGGTCCAGTCGCGGGAGCTGCCGACGATGAGGATGGGGAGCGGGGCATTGACGAGACGGTAGCTGGCCCCGAGGGTGAGCATGGCGGTCTTTGCGATCTGCACACCGGCGGAGACGCCGCACTCATTGACGCCGGACTCGGGGTCGAAGCATTCCAAGATGGGACGCTGAAACGGGCGCGAGGCCGTGCGAAACGGCCCGGCGGAGTTCGGGGCCATCTTGCGTGGCAGGATGATGTTTTCCTCCAACCATGGCACAACAGCTTTTCGCCGCTGGGTGCGGAACATGCCGAGCACCTCGCTTTGCACGGCGGCGGCGCGGCGTTGCTGCGGGGTGTAGGGGACGCGAGAGGGCGTGTAGATGATCTGCGGGGCGGGTGCCGTGGGCGCGGCCTCGGGCGTGACAGCGACGGCGCGTGGCGGCAGCAGGGCGGCGATCTGCGCGTCGGCGTAGAGTTCGTCGATCTCGGCCTTGCTGGCGCTGCCGCGACCGTATTTGTCGAGCAACGCGGCGAGCCGCCGACGATTGAGCGCACTGGCGGCGGCGGTGAGGTCTGGCGGCGGGGCGGTCATGGTATGCGGACGCTCAGATCGACAGCGATCAAATCAACGGGCGTCGGTCCGAAGTGCTCATGCTGGCGGCGAATGCGGCGAGCGCCGCGCCAAGCGAAACGCAGCAGCTTCGTTGCCTCGGTGGCAGGCGGGTAGCCGAGCCAGAGATGAATCACATCGTAGTCGCGGCTGAGAAGCTGGCGAATGTAGCGTGGATTTGCTAGGCGCAATTCCTCGCGCTTGGTGCCAGCGGCGATTTGATTCCAATAGATGGTTTTCAGGCGGAGCGTGAGGATTCGGGGTTCCATTCAAACAGCACTTGCCACCGATTCAGATGGGTCAATGGCTTTGCCGGGAAAGATTTCTGGGGTAACGCTTGACGGCTTGAATTCAAAGCTGGCGGTGAGTCGCTGAACGCTGGTTCTACCGACTGAGCCGCTGCGAGAATTGGGTTTGCTGCCATGCGCGGGGGCGCGTGTGCAGGCCCACAGAGGCGAGGCAAGGCGATGCCGAATCATGGCGGGATGGCTGGTGACGCTGATGTAGCGGTAACCAGCTGTGGTGTATTGAGCAGCGATAAACTCGGAGACGGCGTTGCCGATGCCGACACCTTGAAAGTCGGGCAACACCACAACCCGATGCTCGCGTCGGAAATTGTAAACGATGTTGTGCGGTTGCAGGATGACGGCGACGAAGGCCACGGGGACATCCTGCCAGGTGGCGAGGTAGCATTTGGCGGCGGTGTGGAGATCGGCGCTCAAATAGTGATGCCCCCTAAATAGTTGCCACGTTGAACGCGGGGTTTCGTTGATGCGGAGGGTGATGGGTGGCTTTCGCCGAAGACTCCGCCACTCAAAGCGGTTCTCGTTCACGTCGAACAACCAATCTGGCTGGAGCCAGTCGATGATGTCGAAGTGACACGAGACCGCGACGAGTTGCGGGCGATGCCTCCTGCGGATGAGTTTGGAAACGGCGGCGGAACAGACCTGCGCAACGGTGCGATCGACGACGGAAGTGAATTCGTCGAAGATGATGGTGTCGGCATCGTGCATCATGGAGCGCGCCAGCTCGGCACGGAACTGCTGGCCGTTGCTGAGATGCGCGAAGGGCTTGATCCACATGGGCGGGCTGGAAAGTCCGACACTGGAGAGTGCTTCGACGATGTCTTTCGTAGCGGCGGCAGCGGGGAAGCCGTCGAGCAATGAACCGGCGGGCCAGTCGAAGCGCTCATGAAAGTAGGCATGCGGGAACAACTCGCGAGCGATGGTGGTTTTGCCGCTGCCGCTGCTGCCAACGATGAGACCGATTTTCCAGTCGTGTGATTCGAGCGGCAGCTCAACGTCCCACTCGTGACGAATGGAACCGCGATGCGGGACATCAAACATGCCCATGACCTGAGCGGTGCGGAAGGAATCGCTGATGGGCGACTCTCTTACAATGTGAGCAAGCGGCATTTCAAACCCTCCTTTCTGAAGCGATCAAAGAGTTCGGCCTGCTGGGCTTCGCCGGTGCATTCGAGGATGATTTCAAAGACTTCGGAGACGGATGTCGGCGGTGGTTTACTGCGGGATTTTTTCGGTGATGAATCGTCTTTGAACGATCCGATCATGGCGAGAACGGGATCAATCTCGGAGGTGCGAAGGCTGGTGAGGAGGGCGTCGAGCTTGTCTTCGTCGTTTTTGCCGGAGTGGGCATTGGCTGCCAGCATGCGGGCGAGGTGCGTCTCCTCATCGTAATCGACGACGACGACATCGGCATGGGTGAAGCCGAGGGCGGTCATGCGCCAGGCGCGAACATGACCGGAGACCCACATGCGGTTTCGTTTGTTCCAGATGAGCGGATCAAAGTAGTCGTGCTCTAGGCTGGCATCCAGGGTGCGGACTTCCTCGCTGTCGGCATCTGGAATGACGCGGGGATTTTTGGGATGCGGATGGTTGATCTCCGCGAGGGGGGCGGATTTCCAGAGTTCGAGGTTGGCGTGTTTTTCGGTCATGGGATCATAAGGCCAGCTCGGCGAGGACGTTTTCGAGGGCGGGGTTGAATTCCTCTTCCCGCCACTGGCTGATCGCTCGCATGGCATGCTGGGGGTTGTCGGGGTTCGCCCGCTGGGCGATGCGGCCTTCGAAGGAGGCGAAGAGCGAGACGAATTTCATGAGCGCGGCTTTGGCGTCCTGCCAGGCCGACATCGGCTGGAGGCGTCCGCTTTCCAGCTCGGCCTGGACTCGACGCTGGCGGGCGAGGTGGTAGGACTTGAGCGAGTCGGCGGCGATTTTCACGAAGCCGATGGCCGCCATGGGATCACCGCGATCCAGTGCGACCTGCCGCTGCGCATTGGCAGCTACCATGCCCGCCCAGCACTGACACTCGGCATATTCCTCGGGCGTCCATTGGTCTTGTGGCTTCTCCATTGCGGGTGGTGCCACATGCACCAGCCGATCTCCGGGGGGCGTTTGCCCACCCATCACGGCGACCAGGGCGCGTTTTTGCTCTTCGCTCGGGTCGGCGACTTCGAGCGCCTTCGCTCCCTGCGTCGCCAAAAACGCCACGTAATCCGGGTGCCGGTTCTTGGCATGGAGTTGCGCCGTGCGAAGGGCCATCCCCTTCGCAGCCATGTAGAGCTTCACCAGCCCCGATTCTGCATGCGACCGCGCCATGATGCGCTTCCGGTGTCAAAGCGCACCGAAACCGCGCAAAACGCAACGCATGCGTCCAAACCATGCGCAAACACGTTTGCGCGTCCACTCGCACAAAAGCCGTGAGACATTAAACCCGAGTGGATAGGGGTG